CTATTTCGAGGGCTGCGCGATGGCCCCGATGCGGCGGTAAACCCGCTCGGTAATGTCGCCCTTGGTGTGCCCCAAGAGCACGCTGGCGTCATCGATGTCTTTGATCTCCGAGGCGGCCTTGGGTCGAATGTCGCGAAACTGAAACTCCGCAATCCGTCCCGCCAAAAGCGCGTCACCACCCTCGACAGCCGCCTGCTTCGCTTTTTCCCTCGCCTCATCCCACCGCTTGCGCAACATCGCCGCAGTCATCCTCTTGCCCCTCTGGCTCACGATCAGATAGCTGGAAACGTGCTGAGCGTTTCGCGTAGCAATCTGCGCTACCAGTATGCCCAGGCTATTCGCCACCCCGTTGTTCACCATCTGGATCCGCAGCTTTTTGCCGGTTTTGTTTTGCTGAACCATCAAGAACCCGCCTTCGACATCATCCCGGCGCATGACCAGCACATCAGCGGGACGCTGCCCGGTCAAATAGGCCAGGTCCATGGCGTCTTTTAGCTCCTGCCCTGCCTTCAGGTAGACCGCATTCCACACCACATCATTCGCGTAATAGTCCCGCGGCGTCTCCTTGTTCTTACGCACGCCTTGGCACGGATTTTCCCGGGTGGTCAGGCCCCACTCTCGAGCCATGTTGAACACATGGGACAGGGTCGCGAGTTCGCGATTCGCCCGAACCTTGGCCGATCGTGCATCTCGATACCCGGCAATTGTCGCCGGGGTGATCGAGTCGATTGGCGCGCTGTCGAACATGGGCCGGAGCTGCTTGATCTCCGCCAGGTTGTCTTTCTGGGTCCGCGGGGCTTTCTTCGGGATGATGTCGCGGATGTACCTGTCGAATATGCCCTTCATAGTGCGAAGGTCCAGGGGCTTCTCTTTGGCTTCAAGCTCGGCCCACTTGATCCTGGCCTTATCCAGATCCCTGCCCAGAGGGATATCCTTCCCCAATAGGTCGCGGTAGTAGTACGCGGTCCATACCTTGCCGCTTTTGCGCTTTCTGGACCGCTGGTACATCCGAGGGGGTAGGTGGTGGTTCTCCGTATTGCGGGGGCGCATATCAGTTCACTCGCGAAAAGTCGGGCGTCCATGCCGGCGCCGTCGGAGGAGGGGTGGGGTCGACAATGGTTGGGGAGATCATGCCCAGCTTCATGCGGGCGTACATCCGACCAACCAGCGGCCGTTTACCCCGGCTTTCAACGAACACCCACTGACGATCGACCAGCCAGCGGCGCTGGTAGGCTCTGGCCTTGTAGCCCGTGAGATCTGCGAGTTCATCGTCTGAGAGGATTTCGGTTTCCATGGTGATGCTCCATGCCGCTCGTGGCGGCAGAAGGTGGGTTATTATGCAAATAAACATTTTTTAGATGAGGGAATTACGTGAAGTTAATGAAAACTACTGGCCCAATCATGTTGGGCGTTGTATTTGGGCTTTTTTCAATAGCGTTTGCGTACGTCGTTTTTATGTTTTGTGAAAGGCTTATTTCATCTGCTGGATTCGCTTGGTTGATAAAGAAAGCAGAGGAGGCGAAATTTTTTGACTTTGCAATTTTAATTGCGATCTTTACATTTTTTGCTAAAGAGTATCTTGATTCTAGGCGAAAATTTAAAGAGCAAGAAAGGAAGCTTAGAGCGTGTAAGGTTCTATTGGCAGAGGAGTTGCGGCTTAACTATTATTCTCAGCAGGCGCTGGAGAGGATATTCAGAAGTGCAGCGGATGATGTTGATATTGAACTTAGGCCGATTTTGGAGTACGAGTTTAGTCGCGGAATTGAGTTTTTTTCGGTTACTGATCCTCTAACGGGGTCTGGAGGGGCCACGGCAATCCCAAAAGTGAGTTTTAAATACTATGATCGATTTGTTGATGTTGTTGCTGAGTTAGACGCTGTACTATTTGAAAGCATGCAGCTTGCATATGCTGAGATTAGAGAGATGGAGCATATTAGAAACTCGCTTGTAAATCATCTGCAGGCGGAGGAAGATGATAAGTATATTCCTAAAGATATTAGGGACAGTGGTTTTGTGGACTATGCGGAAAGAACAATAGCTCGCGTTTATGGGCCTATGAATGACTTTTATTTTTTATGTGAGGGGAAAGCACTAATTAAAGCGCAGCTTCGATAAAACAGGGTGTTTATCGTGGTGGTCGGCTTTTGTGCTGAGATAGAGAGTTAAGTTTTAATTCTAGAAGAGTCGGCGTTTCCGTGGTCGGAGATTAGTCGAGTCGCGTGATCGGCATGCTCACCGCGCTGCCTGCTAAGAGAATATTTTTTCTATGCGCATGGGGCGTCCTACGCGGGGTCATGTCCGGGCGGTGGAGTGGGGGATATGCTTAATTAGGCCTTCGCCCTATAGGTCGTCAGTGCCATAATGAAGGCTTAGAAAGCGATGATATATATGTTAGGGAAGACGATGGCGAATATAAGTTTTCACGATCTGCTTAAAGCTCCAGTTGGATCAACAATTTCAAAAAAGGATTTATATACTTTAATTCAGTATTCGAAGGTTCCTGGCTCGGAGTGTTGGAATGGCGAAAGCCTCATTATTAACAATACTCCCCAGCAAGGTATAAATTGGGTTGGTTCGCTTCCTGCTCTTGCTGGTGTGTTGGTCAAGGTTCGCTCGGGAAGTTATAGCCATGATGGATGGGTGAACTCTGAGCGAGAGCTTTATCGCTATTCCTTCAAGGCTCGAAAAGGGGTTGTATCACTCAAGGAAAAGGCGAATCTGGCCTTGCTAAATCAGCCCGAGTTTGGTTATCCAGTGGTTCTTTATAGTGAGCAAAAAAATAACTGGGTTTTCGAAGGAATATTTGGCTTGGTTGAGTGCGCTGACGAATATGTCATTCTTGGCCGCCAAGCCGAATCTCATGTGCTTGCAGGTAAGGTTGGACAAGGCTTTATGGAGGGCGGGAAAAAGTATGTTACGCATCTATTGTCTGAGCGAAGCTCTCAAATAGTTAAGTTGCTAAAGTCGTCCGGATCGTGGGTGTGTGAAATTTGCAATGATGATTTTAAGACCAAGTATGGATTTGAATATATTGAGGCTCATCACAAGGTGCCAATTTCTACCAAGGCAACGAAGAGTGTGGTAGTTCTAGAAGATCTAGCATTATTGTGTTCGAATTGTCACTCTGCAGTGCATGCTCATATGCGAGCGGGCATTGAAGATTACTTGGACATTAAAGAGATTATCTTGCATCGCCTAGGTGTAAATATTTGATAATCCGCGAGCCGATCCAGCGAACTACGGTGACGGCCTTGCTGTTACCGATCGCCTTATAGCGCGGACCGTCCGGGCATTCGATGGCAGGTTTCCCGCGCCATGGGATCAGCGTGTAGTTATCAGTGAAGCCTTGGCAACGCTCCCATTCGATAACGCTTGTTCGTCTAATACCCTCAGGTTCCAGTACATATGCCTCTCGGTCATCGAGAGAGCCTCCTCCCTGTGCCGTGAGAGTAGGATGAAGTGTCGACTTCTCTTCCCGTCCCGGCGGGCAATCCCGGCGCACGCCCTCTCGCTCAAGAAGTACCTCAATGGGATCGAATCCGTCTCGAGCACTTGCGATAACGAACACACGGCGGCGTCGTTGGGCCAGGCCGAAATATTGGGCGTCCAGGACCCTCCACGCGATTGTTCTTTTGGGTCCATACACACAACCAGCGTCCGGCCACCTTTTCCCTGAAGGCTGCAGTTCGCAGTCTTCCCCAGCAAGCGCGCCAAGAAAGCATCCGAAGGCGTTCCCTTTGTCACTGAGGACGCCGGGTACGTTCTCCCAGACGATGACGCAGGGTGGTTCACGGCGGCTGACTCGAACATAGTCAGTTGCATCTGCAAGCTCCACGTATTTGATGGTGAGGGCGCCGCGCGGATCGGCCAGGCCTTCTCGCATGCCGGCGACACTGAAGGCCTGGCATGGGGTTCCACCGACAAGGATGTCAGGTGCGGCGATCTTGCCGGCCAACACTTGGGCTCCGAGTTTGGTCATGTCGCCGAGATTCGGCGTGGCGGGATAGTGGTGGGCCAACACCGCGCTGGGGAATGCTTCAATCTCGGCGAACCATGTGGCGCGCATGCCCAGCGGGTGCCAGGCCATGGTCGCGGCTTCAATGCCGCTGCACACGCTTCCGTAAGTAATGGGCATGATGGCTCCTCGCCGGTATATTTAGTTTTTTGGTGTGTCGGGGGCGCTTCGATGTCGTTTAAAGAGCCAGTTGATGATGACTTGCAGAAAAGCTTGAAGGTCGCTTGGTGCCTGATCGCATTGTCGATTCTTGCGCCCGTGCTCTCTTTGATTGCTCCCTACCCGCCACTACCAGGGGTTGATCTTGGCGGCTGGTTTAGCAGGAGCGGGGCAGTTACCACGGTTTTTGCTCTTTTGGCTGAAGCCGTACTGGTCAGAGCAAGGCTGTCAATAACGCCTGCTGGTTTTGGATGGGAAGGCTTGAATGAGCAGCGAGATAAATTCGTGCCTTATTTCAATAAGTCGGATAGGACGCTTTTTTGTTTGGTAATTGCAGGGACGCTGATCTGGGCATACGGGGATCTACCGTTCAAGCTTTTCGGCCTGTAGGTAAAAGCTGGCGTTATTCGTTGAAGTGGGGTATTTGTATTCGCCAAAAAACGGAGTTGTATCTGTGGGACTACTAGGATTGGACCCGGCTTATCTAGCCACTCTTATTGCGGGAGCGAGTGCTCTGATTTCCGTTTGCGCTGCAGTTTTTGCCCGAAACTCAGCGGCGGAAGCCAGGCAAGCCAACAAAATTATGATTCATGAACATCAAAAATCATTATTTGAAGAATTTCGGAAAGTTCAAGACTTCCTAAGTTTGGAGGGTAAATCAGGAAGTCAAGAAGGCTTCATGCTGTTCGCGCCTCATGCGAAGACTGCAGAGCTTTATGTTGGGAAAAAACTTGTAATATTGATAAACGATTTCTTTTCCATGTGCATGAATCTAAAGATAATTGCCGATCAGGTTAAGCAATTAAGGTATGAGCAGATTCAGCTGGATGGCAAGCCCAGTATATTCAAAACTAAGCTGCCAGAAAATCCAGAGCTTCTGAAGTCAATCATCGTAAATCTTGAAAAGTGTGAGCTTTCCTTAGGTGAAAAGCATGTAGTGGCTACGTCCCTTGGAGAAAAAATCAATGATGAATTTATGAGGTTGTTGAAACTTGTTTAGTATTTTTACTGGTTTCACAGAGTTCTATATTCAGCATAATGGGTGAGTGCGGTCAGGCCGCTGTTGTCGACTCATGCGAGTAGTCCACCCACCGTGACCGGTTGCGACAGTGGCAATTTGGGTTGTGGTGAGGTATTACGGGTGACCGGCATGGTGTCGGATCAAGGAGCGGTCGCTATGGACAAAACCGATTTCGATTACGATGTGGACCTTTTCCAGAAACAACTTGGCGTTACCAAATTCGCTGTACAAGGTGCTGTCGAAAAGCTGGTTAGCATGGTGGAGCATTGGAGCGAGGTAGGACGCGATCATTGGGGGAGATCGCTTGCAGTGTCGGCGGACCCCGAGAATAACTGCATCAACGGCGAACTCGTTGGTAAGAAATTCGTGATCCGCTATGCGCCGCTAGGCAAGGATGGTAACGGTGTTATCGAGGCTGTGGTTCTCATTCATGACTTGGTATCGAGCAAGCCTGTCGAGGTGAGCAGATTCATGGTGAAACCGGATGGCTCCATTCTTTCATCTGCTGGCGACGTGCTGATCGGGCGGGAACACATGGAGTGGAGTTACAGAACGCTCGCTGTGATTTGTAGGCGGGTGCTTAATTCGAGTTCAGTAGCCTGATATTAGGACTGTTGGGCTACCTACCTCATCTCCGGAGTCCTGCCGAATAGTCAGCATGCTCTTGCGGTTGAACTCCAGCGCCACAGATTGCGAGACCTCGTATTTGTGGCGCGGCGGAGTGAGGAGCGGCAGAGCACCGCTAGGGCCAAGCCTATGCAGGTGATGAACCATCAGCGTGATGGCTTCGCCCTGTTCCTCGATGCCGCTCCAGGCAATCAGGTCAGCCAAGACCTGTCGGGTGCCCGCCATGCGGTGCAGCCTGATTTCTTCCTCTCCGCGAGTCTTTCGCCTCGCCGCAGTCTTGGCTGATCGGTCTTTCTGCGGTACTGCAGCCCTGGCCTACCTCTTCGATTCCGCTTGCTGGGATGTCCAGCCAGATGGGCCGGCGCCGAGCGCTGACCAGCTTGGTGATTCGCCTCATGAGTGCGCGGAAAACGTGAAGCCGTTTTCATGTGCAATGAGTTTCACTCGGCCGGGCCGCATCTTCAGCTCTGCCGCGGCAGCGGCAACAGTCTTGCCTGCATCGGTCTGGGCCTTGACCATGGGGGCCAGCCTGGCCCGCTCAGCCTTGAGCCTGTCCTGATGGGCGGACACGCCATAGCCGACCATTTCCGCGCTGACGCCGTTGGCGATCTCCTGCACCGTCTTGTCGGCGCCGAAGAACTGATCCAGCTTCTGGTTCAGCTCAGCGATGATCGAGTTCCGCGGGTTGGGCATTGGCGCGCCGATCACTGGGCACCTCCTGGAAGGTGGTTGGCCTTTTCCTCAAGCTGGATGGCGAAGTCGACCGCGGCCGCATGAGTCCAGCGAAAGCCCCGGGTCTTACCGGTGGACAGGTCCACGATGTGGTAGGCCTTCGGCCCCTTGGTCACCACCTGGAAGCGCACGGCTCTCTCAGGCATGACCAGGCTTGCCAGGCGGGCGAACTCTTCGCGAGCCATCTGGCTACGGACCATCAGTGCGCCGAGGACATCCCGGCGCTGTTGCATAAGTGGGTGCATGGCTGATCCCTCGGTGTTGGGTTGCGTTTACTCGTCAGTACTCTGGCCGCCTGCTGGTTGCCGCTGGGCGCAGAGGGGAGTGCTGACGGATATGGGCGACATGCAGGCACCCAGTGCGGGGCCCGGTGTTCGTCTGCATTGGGGGGTATTCCAGTAGTGGCTGTTTGCTATAGGCTTGTCTGTCTTTTCCTTGGCCAGCATAGGAGATGCACAGCAATGGCTATCAGTGTGAAGACTGTTGAAGAGCTTCGAGATCGTCCTCTTTACCGTGAATCATTAAGTTTTGGTGATGGCATACGAGAGCTATTGGATATTCTTGGTGAATACTCTTTTCCCGATACGAAAATGGTTCCATGCGGTATTCAAGGATGCCGAACGCCACATATGAAAGGGTTCCTGGTTATAACCACTGATGGCTTGGAAACCAACATTGGCAATGTTTGCGGAAAAAAACACCTAGGCGTTAATTTTCAAGAGAAACGAACCGCATTCAGACAGAAGCAAGGCGAAGCCCGGAATGTGGAACAGATAGTAGAAGTGAAGCGGCTGCTTGAAGGGCTGCAGTCTGCGCTGGATGACCTTCAGGTACGTTCTGGCCGGATCGCCAGGCTTAAAATCTTTCTTAACAAAGCTCACCCACAGCTGACTCGGCTGGGCGCCTCGACCGTTGCGGTAGTCGTCTTGGCGGTGATCGCGTTGTCGGTCGCCACCACTTCGGTGCCGCCGACCTTGACCGCCACCGTGCCGCTGGGCAGCGTGATGGTGTAGCTATGGGCCGCCCAGTCGTAGACCAGCGAGCCGCCATCATCAAAACGCCACACCTCGACATGATCGCGATTGTCCGGCTGGGCGCCGGCATCGCCATACAACCCAGGAACAAAGGTGCCTTGCGCGGGATCACCGCTAGGGCTGATTAACGCGCCCTGCTCGCCCAGGCTTGGCGCACGCCAGTGGCGGGCCTTGCCGGCGGCCAGGGCATGCCAACGCACCCAGGCGCTGGTCCAGTTGCCGCCATCGGACACCCTGACCATGCCGACCATCAGGGCCACCGCCACAACGCGACAGGGGATCACCAGGCCGGCCAGCATGCGGTCATGCTCGGCGGTCGCGTAGCTCAGGTGCGTAGGCGTAGGCCGGATCTGTTCTCCGATTGACAGCCAGGTACCCGGCTCTTACTGGACCGCTCATAGCATCACCCCCTTGGCTGCCCAGTTGTCACCGGCAGCCTGTAGTTCGCCGGCCACGGCGCCGGCTGTGGTTGTCTTGTCCCGCTTCACCCACTTCACCAGCTCGAAACACCAGCCCGCCGCACTGTGAACCGACGCCGGCCGGGCGACGTAAAAGCCCAGGAACGTCTCCAGCAGTTGCTCGGTTACGGCTTCAGCGGGGAGCCTGGCGATTGCGAGCTGGTCGGACAGCGCCTTCTCGTTCGGGATCCAGGTTGCGAACATCGCGAAGCGTTGACGTTCATCCAGAGCATCAATCGCGGCTTGATCCTGTTCAGCAATCACATCGGCAATCGCGTGCGGCTGCTGCTGTTCGGTTCCTTGATGGTTAATTGATGTATTGGGTGCAGTGGCTGCACCCCGTTCTGTCGTAGGCTGCACCCCGTTCTGACCAAGGCTGCACCCCGTTACATCTTCACGGGGTGCAACTACTGCACCCCGCTTGATCATCAGGTCATACACCACCGGACGGCGGTCATGACGGTCGATGTACACGGCGGCCAGTGCCTGGTTGCCGCGAACGATGAACCCAAGTTCCTCCAGAAGATCGAGCTTTGTCCGCACGGTACGTTCGGAAAGCCCCGTGTCATCGGTAAGTGTTTTGGCTGATGGGAAAGCCCCTGCACCACTTGAGCCGGCGTAGTTGGCCAGGCACAGCAGGACGTGCCGAGCGCTAGAGTCTTTCAGTGACCGGATGGGCAGAGAGAGCGCCCAGGACATTGCTTGGACACTCACAACGAATTTCCTTGGTATTTTTTGGTAGGGGCAAGACGCGGTGATGCACTACGCCCTACGCTGAGTCGATCATTGGATCGAGGGGTATTGCCGGGGGTAGCTATCGTGTTCATAATGGCCCCACAGTGTTTTACAAGTTGTTGGAAGAACCGCCCTGCCAGGCGGTTTTTTTATGCCTGCGATTCAGGCGACCTTTACTGACGCTTCCATCACATCAAGGCTTTGCCGGACATGCCCGAGCTCTTTGCGGATCGCCGCTTTCTCGAGAGGAGATACATGGCTGTCATCCAGAGCCACATGCACCGCGATAGTCAGGTCGGCTACCTCTTTTCCTAGGCTGATCAATGAGGTTGTAAGCGCCTTCGGAGCGGGCGCAGTCTTGGCAACCAGGTCGAACCCAAACTCATTGGCAAGCACCATTAGTGGCCGCATGTCGTGGGTGTGCAGCAGAATCCCGAACAGGTGTTCGATGGTCAGGTGATGCGCATCGTTGTCGGGGTTAGCACGCTGCAGCAGACTCACGTGGGGAACGCCCATCTGGCCGGCCAGCACCTTCGCTTCGTTGTCCAGGACCGCGCTTTGGCAAGCCCGCAGGAATTCGTCCATTCGTAAAACCTCTGTTTTGTTTCAGTGGCCCCGCGCCACCACGGGTAGCAAAATGCTTCACACACGCTAAGCGACGCTGACCGTCGACTTAGGCTCAGCGCAAAGCTCGCGGGCGGTAATGAGCCCCTTGGTTAGCTCTTCAGCCTTGAACGCGGTTTTCGCGCTCATGGAGTAGGCGCCGGTGACCCAATACGAGACCGCAGCCTGAGTAACCCCCAGCGCTAGAGCTGTTTTGGTTTGCCCGCCGAAGTGCTCGACGAGCCTTTCGATAGGGGTCATATAGAGCCCTCCTAATAAGCACGCTTATATCGTATTAAGAAGGAGGCTTATTTGCAAGAGCATAAGGGAACTTATAAATTTACGGGCATGACGACATTAGCCGAACGCATGAAACTCGCGCGCAAGCACGCGAACCTGACCCAGAAAGCGCTGGCCGAAAAGGCGGGTGTTGAGCAGCCGGTGATCTCTCAACTTGAGACCGGGAAGAATCAACAGAGCGCCCACCTGGCTAAATTTGCCCATCTGTGCGGCGTCAGTGCTATATGGCTTTCTGACGGCATAGGTTCGATGACCAGTAAGGTGTCGGGCGAATCGAACGTGAGCATGACTCACCAACCCGCAGAGCTATATCGGTACCCGGTGATCAGCTGGGTCTCTGCAGGATCTTGGGAAGAAGCCGTCCAGCCCTACCCAGACGGATTCTCTGACCGCTACGAGCTCTCCGACTACGATTCAAAGGGTCCGGCTTTCTGGCTTGAGGTAAAGGGTGACTCCATGACCGCGCCGACCGGCGTCAGTGTTCCGGAGGGTATGCTGATCCTGGTCGACACAGAAGCCGACGTTAAGCCTGGAAAGCTGGTAATTGCGAAGCTCCCTGCCAGCAATGAAGCCACCTTCAAAAAGCTAGTGGATGACGGCGGAGTTAGATATCTCAAGCCGTTGAACCCTGCATACAAGATGGTTGAGCTCGATGAGAACTGCAGAATCATAGGTGTGGCCGTGCGGATGACTGGGAAGCTGTAATCCTCACGCTCTAAACAAGATGCCCGCCAAGTGCGGGCTTTTTTTCGCCCGCCCACCAAAAGAGTACAAATGTACTCCTTTGTGTATTGCCGTTTCCTCCCGCATCAAATACTGTTTATCCATACAGTTTGACCAAGGAGGAATGCATGACCCTGACCACAGAAAACAACACCCCAGCACCCAATTCCTACGAGCACGTGGGACGTCGAATTCAAAAAATGGTTTCAGACCCCAAAATGCAGAAGCACCAGGCTGTGAGCATTACGCGCCGAGATGACGAAGCTCCAGGAGCCTGGGAGAAAGTCCTGCAGGAGCTGGATGAAACCGATGGAGTTACAGTGGAGCGTCTTGATCAGGACCGTGTCCGAATTGGATGGAAGAGCTACAGCGACTATTGAAGAGAGCCCGCGCAGTGCGGGCTTTTTATCGTCTCAAGGAAATTTTATAAGCCTGCTTATTGACACCCACAAATAAGCAGGCTTATATTTGTTTCAAGCCAACGCAGCATCGGCCCAGCGGCGCCGCTCTTTAACAACCAGAAGACAGACCCTGATTGCGATCAGGGAACAACAACACAACACAGCCTGCTTCCGTGTCCGGTCATTCGGCACGCAAGGTTTGCTGAGTAGTAGGAAAGCATCACTGAGCGGCCTTGCCGTCCTCTTCGATCATTGGCTTGGTCGACACCTTCACCGAGGGCGTGAACGCCACGGCCAAGGCTGGCGACGTGGTACTGATCACCAACGAGCGCGAGGCTATTGCCGCATTCGGTCCTGAGTCGGCCATGACCAAGTCTTGCCAGGCGATCTATACCCGCTCCCGAGCGGTGATTGTCGCGTCGGGCGTGGCCAAGGCCGTCGACGCGGCCGCGCAGACGTCCTCGATCATTGGTGGCGTCCAGGCCAATGGCAAGCGTACCGGCCTGCAGGCGCTGCTCGATGGCAAGAGCCGTTTCAACGCCCAGCCGTATTACTTCAACCTCGACACGGCGGCCTTTGACGAGCTGCGCCGGCAAACGGCGTTTCGTTGGGCTGGCCAGGAGCGGCTGCGCCGTAGCGTGGCGCAACAAGCCGTTGGCCTGGGGGAAGAAAAGATCACCCTCAAGGGGGCGATCTTTCCCGGGCACAAGGGCGGGATCAAGCAGTTAAACACGCTGCGCAGCATCGGCCGCAACCTGCAGCCGCTGAACCTGGTCACGGGTTACGGCGAGGTCCTGGGCAACTGGTGCCTGGTCAATATCGAGGAAGAGCAGAGCCATTTGCTGGCTGGTGGGATTCCGCGCAAACAAGGCTTTTCACTGGAGTTTGTGAGCTATGGCAACGATCTGCAGAACGTCTGACGGGGATCTGCTGGACGTGATCTGTCAGCACCATTACGGGCACCTCAACGGCACCGTCGAGGCCGTGCTCGATGCCAACCCGGATCTGGCCAGGGAGGCGCAGCCGTACCGCGCCGGCCTGCTGATCCGTTTGCCGGAGCTGTCGGCGCCGGCGGTCGAGCTGCTGCAGCTGTTCGGCTAATCGCGTTACGCGTAACGAAGCCCCGCCGAGTGCGGGGCTTCTCGTTTCTGGAGCAAGGCATGAAACCTACTTATCGAATCATGGCCGACGGCACGGACATTACCGCGCTGATCAATGACCGCCTGTTGATGTTGCGGATATCGGATAAACCCGGGATGGAGTCGGATGAGTTCGAATTGCGCATTGATGACCGCGACCAAGCCGTTGCGCTGCCCGCGCGCGGTGGGCGGATCGAGGTCTTACTGGGTTATGAAGGGCAAGCGCTCACGCGCATGGGGGCGTATACGGTCGATGAGGTGCAGTTGACCGGGCCGCCCGACACATTGGTGATACGCGGCAAGGCCAGCGACATGCGCGGCAGCGGCAAGACCATTCGCAGCGGCAGCTGGGAGAACGTGCCGCTGTCGCAAATCGTCGGTGATATCGCCAAGCGTAATGGCTGGGAGTCGGTGTGTCCTGTCACCACCAAGGTCGAGCGGATCGATCAGCGCAACGAGTCGGATTACAACTTTGTCACGCGCCTGGCCAGGCAGTACGACAGCACCGCGAAGGTGGCCGATGGCAAGTTGTTGGTCATGCCTCGGCAGGCTGGGCAGAGCGTTACCGGCAAAGCGCTTGGGGTGGTCACCATCAGAAAAACGGATGTAGCCCGCTATGAGTTTCGGCTGGGCGATCGCAGCACGCAAAAGGCGGTGAAGACTCAGCACCAGGACAAGAAAACCGGCGAACTGCAGGTGGTCGAGCTGGCCAACGGCGATTCGCCCGGCGGTTTGCCCCCAGTCCACACCGACCGCCATATCTACCCCAACAAGACCGCCGCCGAGCAGGCCGCCAAGGCCCGTTTGGCTGCGTTCAATCGCAGCACTGCAGCTGTGCGCCTGGAAATGGCAGGCCGCACCGATCTGTTTGCCGAGCGCTTGATCAGTGCTCAGGGCTTCAAGCCTGGGCTTGATGGCGAGTACCTGGTGGACGGCGTCGAGCATGTGTTTACGCAGAGCGGGTGGACTACGACCGTCGAGTGCAACGGTGGCAAGAAGGGCAAGGCGAAGGCCGCCGGCAAGAAGAAGAAAGAAGACAAGCCGCTCAGGGTCGAGCAGCTGTAACCCGATTCCCAAGGTCGCCATCGAGCGGCCTTTTTTTCGTCTGGAGTTTCACCTATGCCTATCACTGAGGCGCAGCTGCTGCGCATTCTCCCCAATGCCCGCCCAGTCGCGGGCATTTTTGTACCCGCTCTAAATCGGGCTATGTCACGTTTCGGCATTACTACGCCGGTGCGTCAGGCCGCTTTTCTGGCCCAGGTTGGCCATGAGTCCGGTCAGCTCCGATCGTTGTCCGAAAGCCTGTACTACAAGGACGCTACGCGGGTCGCGCAGTTGTTCAAGTACGGGTTTGACCTGAACCACAATGGCCGCGTTGATCCTGCCGAGGTGCGGGACGCCGAGAACTACCTGCGCAACTCCGAGAAGATGGCCAACCGCGTTTATGGCGGTCGTTACGGTAACGGCGATGAGGCTTCTGGCGACGGCTACAAGTACCGGGCTCGTGGCCTGATCGGTATCACCTTTCACGACAACTATCGTCTTGCCGGCAAGGCGTTGAGCCTGCCATTGCTCGATCAGCCCGAGCTGCTGGAGCAGCCGGAGTATGCCGCGCTGTCGGCAGCCTGGTTCTGGTGGGATCGAGGCCTTAACGAGCTGGCCGACGCCGGCAAGTTCGACCGCATCAGCAGCGTGGTGAATGGCGGCGTCAATGGCGCCGCTGAGCGTCGCACCCTGTGGGCCACGGCCAAGGAGACGCTATGCGCCTGATCGATCTGCTACCGCTGGCGCTGCGCCCCTGGGCGGTGGCCCTGGTGGTGCTGGCGATCGCCGGCGTAGTCGCTGGCGGGGCCTGGCTGGCGCAAGACTGGCGTTATGGCAAGGTCCTGGCCGAGCAGGCCGGCAAGGTCGATCAGGCGGCGCTCAAGCGCGCCGAGGATGCCCTGGATGCTTTGGCGACCGAGCAGGACAAGCGCGCCGCCCTGGAGCGGCGCCTGCAGGACAACGATGCAACCCACAACAAGGAACTGTCTGATGCAAAGAAAACTCAGCAACTTCTGTCTGATCGCCTTGCCACTGCTGATGTGCGGTTGTCAGTCTTACTCGCCACCGGACCCCTCGGCGGTGTTGGGGTGTCAGCCACTGCCAGCGCCGGCGGCGTGGTTCATGGAGCCACAAGAGCCGAACTTGACCCCGCGCATGCTCAACGAATTATCGGCATCACCGACGCCGGCGATCGAGGGTTGATCGCACTTAAGGCGTGCCAGGGTTATGTGCGGGAAGTCTCTCATTGAGCGGCGGACGGATCACTCAGGAGTCATCAGCACGGCCAGCGTCAGCTTGATGAACTCCTCGTTGCGATCGATTGTAGCCAGAGCGCCGCGGACGTTTTCGGCGACATCCGCCGAGCCGCGAGCCTCCACCCAGTTCGATAGCTCCATGATGGCGGCCTCGAGGGCGAGCTGGTTCTCATTGATCTTGAACAGCAGGGAAGGGAGCAGGTCAGAATTTGGCATCGCGAATCCTCCTTGGTGCTTGCAGCGTAGCAGTGGGGGATTCATGTTCGGGCTGCGTTTGGTCGGTAGGACGCCAGAACTAGAAATAGATCGGTGTAACGAACTGTAGGGCGTTGGGGACAAATCGCTCTGAGTAGAAGGAAGGACTTAACTGGCCGCCGCTGGAGGCGGCCAGTTTGCTGTCCAATCGACAATCAGGTGAATGGAAGCATCATCGTGATTGCGGACAGTTGCGGGCTACGAATGAACCCGGCTTTCTCGTAAAGCCCCACGAGCCGTTCATTCAGTGGGTGGACTACGAGGGCGGTCGATGCGACTTCTTCGGACGCGGTAAGGGCGCGCAGAACGGCATCTTGGATCAGGTCGAGTGACAGTCCGGTACCTTGGAGCGACTGACACACCCCCATGCGCCCCAGAATCGTGATTGGGTGCTGGTCGGGTGAGTTGCGCTGCGCTTTTTTGGGTACGACGTCTGCCCGCATGATCGTGCCGCTAGACAGCGTGTAATAGCCGACAACGGTATTGGTATCTTTGATGCAGGTGACAAGCACTGTGGCAGTTTTGGCGAGCTGAGCCTTCATTGCCTTCTTCATCAAGAACTCATTGATGGAGTCCTCACCACAGTTGAATGTCTCCAGATTGTGGTTTTCATTCAGCTTTACCGGAGCGGTCAGCTCCAGCGCGACGGTCTGCTCAGCAGTTGTTGAAGCCATTTGTTACTCCTTACTGGATTCTTATGTAAGGCTTGCTCGAAAGCGTCAAAGTCATCGTCGGCTAGGACGAACAGGCGTTGATCCAGAATGACTTCCTCTGCCTTTTTACAGGCAGCATCCAGGATGAAACTTGTCCGATCGCTTCCCGACATGGCTGCCGCCACATCAATCAAGTCTCGTTTCTTAAAGTCCACGCGCATGTTGATCGCGACGGGTTTATTTTTTTCTGTTGCAGCAGGGTTCGCAGGCAAAAGAGAAGTAGTCAT